ATAACAGGCGGCACCACCTCCGTTATACCCGCTAGATCCATCTAATAATGATATAAATGCTGTAATATTTCCTACAACATTAGTTCTTACAGAACCTCCATAACTACCTCCCTGTAATGTATTACCAAATACCGTAGTATTTCCTCCTGCTGTAGGTAGCACTGGTGTTCCTGAAATACCATTACCTCCGGTTCCTCTTGATCCTATACTAATACTATAATTTGCCAGTGACACAATATTACTGCTAATTAATACTTCTCCACCAGCACCTCCACCGGCCGCTCCGTGATTATCACTTATATATGTAGAAGGATTTCTAGGATATATAGATGCGTATCCACCGCCACCGCCACCGGCTACTGCTAAATATTCCACATTTGCTAGTGTGCTATAGAAATTAGCATTATCGCCTAAATCCACTATGTTTATATTAGCACTTGTGTTAAATTGATGTGCTTTATAGAATTCATTTACTGTGATTATTTGATCTCCACCTGTAACTGTCATTGTTTCTACATCTTCTGTAAATACTGTATTACTGATTGCTTCTATGGGTGTTGCTGGTGATCCTGTTCTGATATCCATATAGAAATCTATATTAGCATTACCTATTTGAACAAGTTCTTTTGTTATTGTGGCATTACCTGTGGCGTCTAATTGAATACTGCCACTTAGGCCTTCACTATCTGTGAAATCACCTGTTGTTACATTACCCTGTATTGTCCAATAGAATGTGGGTTGGGTTGATCTATCTGCAGATATGTTAAAATTAATAACATTACCTAGATTTACATTTGCTATTACAGGAGTTACCACTACGCCTGGTGCATTAGTTACATTTATGGGTTCTGATCCGTCTATCTTATTTTTGAAGAAAGCATACTTATACATTTATGCTCCTGGAGGTGTAGGCCATACAACATCTTCTCTGTTTACAGCACCGGTATTATTAGCAGGAACATCTCTCAATGCTTGTCTATATGTTTGCCATTCCGTCTTTTTTTCAGCACTTAACGGTGAATCCTCGCCCTGTGTCCAATCACATGCAATTAATAAATTATTTCTGCGTTGTCGGATCCATTTGTTTAAATTAAACCCAGCAGTTATATCTTCTTGATCTACAACCTGCAATGTATCTAAATCAATTTTATGTTTTGCGTAATCATGAACATAACCATTTATATAACCTAAATTAGGTGCTTGTTTAAGTTGTAATTGTAAAATATTATCTTTCATACGTCTACAGGTTTCTATTTTACCTGTAACAGTATTATATATTATCCTATACATTATGGTTTCTCACCTTTTGTAATACGTTTCATTTCAAATGACATTTGACTAAACGATCTTGGTGCACTATTTCCCGGATCGTCATCAATATCTGTAAAACCTTTCAGTCTCATTGTTGCTGTTTGTGGTTTCATATCAGCAGGTAAACCATATGCTGTAGCATCTACTAAAACATCTTGACTGTTAGAGAATTGAGGAGGTGGAGATGTGCTATTAATTACTCCATAACCTGAACTTTCTTGACTTACATTAATATTATGTGTAGCATTTGCATAATTTATTGTAACATTATTACGCATAGCCGCATCAAATCCTCCTACTGGTATAGAACCTCCCAAATTACCAACAGAACCAAATGTATAACCACCTAAATCAACACCAGTTATATCAAATACCTGAGGTGTAATTATATCTTTATATGTTGAACCGCTTACTACATTAGCATTACTTAATCCTGCATCTTCTAACTGAGCACCTGCTCCAAATATCTGCAGGATATCATTAGGTATAACATTACCGAATACTGTGCCTGGTAATTGTCCCACATTGCTGTATCCACCATCACTGAAAACTTTAGGAATAGGTGGTAAACTTATAATAGGTATTCTGGGTAAATCTATAAATCCTGCGTCTCTTGTTTCATTTATTACTGGATTTGTGTAATAACTATCCTGATATTCCAGTGCTGTTATTTCAGCATACAGCATACCTGTTTCGTCTTGTCTTTCTGTTGTTCTCAACACCCTAAATAATTTTTCGTCCCATCCATATAGTGTATTAGTAAGTTTTACTACATCACCTACATCTGTTTGTATACCTGCGTAATCACTTACGAACTGAACTACTGTGCTGTTTCTACTTTGATTTAGATCTATATTACCCAGTCTTTCAGCACGAATATTATCGTTGATTAAATCTATTCTGTAATTTAACACATTGTCAGGTTCGTTAGCGTTTCTGTCACCTGCTGGTGTTGTCAATTTAATTGTGTTAGTCTGATCCTTTCTGTTTTGATCTGCGAATTCCACTTCCACGCCATTATATAAATTGTATAGTTCTGTGGAACTAATATCTATTTTACTCACTATATTGTCATCGTTAAACACATAGCAATTAGCCTTTTCTGAGGTGCTTATAGCACGATTAGGTATTGCTTTGAATTTACCCTGTTTTACATCGAATGTAAAGTATGTGGCACTTGCTTGACATATTTTATCTATATTTGTTGTTGCTGAATTAAATGTGGATACTACTCCGTTGATTTCATATCTTGCGTTTGTGGTAGATACATTGGATTTATTAGTATATGCTACTAATTCATCGCAATAGCCTTTCATTTCCACATTGCTAGTGCCTGTTATGCTGTTTACATCCAATTGTGCGTTGCTTAGTCCTGCACCATATCTTGTGCTGGTTAGATAGTCATACAACACATCTCCTGGATTTTTTAGACTATTAGTTAGTTCGAATGTAAAGTTAGACAATCCTGTTAGACCATTTTCTGCGTCATAATCCATTTGTATTACCGCATATACCATAGCGTTTGCTGTGTGATTTACACCCCAATGTGGCACTATACTGCTTGCCGCTGTGCTTGATCCTGTTCCACTTGCTGGGAATATAACATCACTACCACTACTACCACCCTGATACACATTTATTCTTATTTTACCGTTATAGTTAGTGTCTGTGCTTTGATTAGGATCTCTGTGGCTTAACACTGTGTTTCCTGAGAATATAAGTTCTACATCATTCATAAATATATTACCCACGCTGAATGTTCCTGTTTGTGTTTCTTCACTCAGTGCGATACAATATGTCATTGTCTGGTTTTGATTACTTATTGCGGCATCGAATATGGGACCACTTGTAAATGCTTTACCATAATGAACTTGTAATTTATTGTTTGTGTTAGGTGCTAATTGGAGTGTGACTCCGGGGTCTTTAGTATCTGGTATTTCCGGCACTATACCCAATGCTCTTGCTGTTGCTACTGCTAATCCACCTGCTACTATATATCCTGTGGCTGTTGCTATTGCTGTGCCTATTAAACTACTACCCAGAAAGCCTCCACCTGCAAATAATAATGCATTAGTGATTGCGCCTGCTATTGCTGTAAATACTGCCATATTATCCTCTGAATATCCAATTAAAATCTATAGGTTCCCACCCTCTAGTGTTTAATTTTAAGTCTGGTGTTGAACTTAATGTTGTTAGAGTAAAACTTGTTATTTTTTTATCTTTTTTAAGTTGTTCTCCTATGCTGATATACTCTTTAAGTAGTCTAGCACCTGCCGTAGAGCCCCTGTAAGCACTTTCTACCCACCATGCTACTTCAGTCATTCGTTTTACATCTGGCAACCATAAATCGCCCTGTATGGTTGCTAAAAGCATACCCACTACCTGATGTTGTTCTTCAACAACTAGTGCTATACCTTCCTTTGTTATATAATCTAATACTCTATTGACGTGATTATTATCATATTTAGGATTATGTAAATCTTTTACAGGATTGCTGTTTGCGAAGTCAATCATCAGTCTTTTTATTTCGTCATAATCTTTTATTGTGGCATTTCTTACTTGCATTATCTTTCCTGCACTCTTCTTCTGTCATCACCTGGTCCTTTGCCGCCACCGCCACCGCCACCTCTGCCATATCCGCCACCAGTTGCTTTGTATTCTTTACCAAAGTCAAAGGATATATTATATAGACTTGGCACACGATCGAATACAGCATCATTAGGAAATAATCTTGCACGATCATCAGGGTTTGTTCTTTGTCCTGATACACGGTTTTCCAATAGTGTGTTTACACTGGCACAGGTTATTGTGACACTATTTTTAAGTTCCACACCAGGTGAGAAATCTTCTTGTATAGTAAAGTTTGTTATTATACCACTGAATCTTTTGTATATTTGATTTGTGTCTATTTCATCAGTAGTGTTGTTATAGAATCCTCTATAAATATTTATAGTTCCGCCTTTTATCTTTGTGGTCAGTATAATACTTAAATAATCTTGCTCACTGGGTATACCTGTTAAAGTTACTGATATATCTCCATTTGTTGCTTTTATGTCTTCACTGAATGGTGATATTTGTAGGAACGATCCCAGTTCTGTATATGTATTACTATTGTATGTAATAGGTTTATAGGCACTACTTATATAATACACATTACCATCCAGATTAAGATCAATTAATAAACAACTGCTTACATGATCTTGTTGAAGTGGTGTTATAGTTGTAGCCATATATTATTTCCTATTATGTTAAGGGTCCTGAAATATTAATAACATCAAAATTTGTAGTTGTAGTATATGTAACACTTCCTATACTTAATGTTCCGCCTGTTCCTGGATCAAATGATAATGTCTGTAAATCCGCGGCACCTGTTTGTAATACTTCTATTAGACTAAATGTTTCACTGAATTCTATTCTGTCATAAGGCACTACACTGAATGTAGGTATACTGACTATTTTAACACGCCAAGTTACATCGTTGCCCACCTTTATGCCACCACTAGTTAAACTTACTGCATTTTGACTCAGTATGCCTCTGTGAACTGGTATAGTTACATTACTGCTTGTGCTGAATGTGACATCACTTGTTACTTGATAAGGATATCTATATCCTCCAACATT